GGGCCGTGGTCGTCGATAATACTCTGGTAGTATTCTTGGGTGGTCCGTTCGATGTTCTGGACCTGCTGCTCGCGTTCTTCAGGGTCACCGGACAAAGGCTCGCCCCAAGGAATCAGATAATCCATAACGTCTGCATCGGGTGCCGGAAGCTGCCCCCAATTGCCGCCGAAAATGCCGTGTTCGGCCCGCCCGGCCTTAATGACATCGACGAAGCTGACCATGTTTTCTTCATACATTTGCGCGCGCTTCTGCGCCTCCTCGATATTTTCCGGCCGAGCGCGCAGAAGTGAAAAGACGGCCGGCAGGGGTGCACTGCCGCCGATGCCAAACATTCTTTGCAGGGTTTCAGGATCCTTGAGGTTTGCCCACATATCGGACACGGTGTGGTCCAGCGCCTCTATCCATTCCGCCCACGCACTTTCCTCTTCCTCTGTAACCGGGTCAATCCAAGTCGGGTTGATTCTGGCGAACGCATCGACCCAAGGCTCGCCGCGAAGCTTGCCCATCACCACTTCCGTGGGGGCAATGAGCGGCCAAAACACTCCAGTCGCGCGGCCACCATATGTAGCCAGTGCGCCAGCCACACCTTCTTTCTGGCGAAATTCGTACAGTTCGCGCGTGACGTCCAGTGCATGCTGTTCGCGAATAGACTTGGCCAGCATGGTTACGTTACGAAAGTCATGGTACAGGCCCGCCATGCCGTCAGGGTCGTCCTTTTTCTGCACGACCTTGACATCCTCCTGTGCCTGATACGGACTCACACCCTGGTTCTCGGCCACAGACGCTGCCGCCTTAGCCGCTTGTGTTTCCCTGGGGTTTTCAACTTCGTCCGCTCGCATCGGCGGAAGCGTGCCCGACTGCCGGGCCGCCTCCACCTCCGCTTTGGGCATCCCGTACACGGCCATGTACGCTTCATCTTCGGACATAATCTTGGAAAATCTTTTCACGCGCTCCAGCCTGGGATCCATTACTTCGCCTCCGGCGCTAGCGGCGGTTCGACGTCTGCGGGCTGATCAGGTTTGGCCATCTCAGCCACCAGTTCAGCTATAATACGCGTAGCCTCTCCTATATCAGTCTGAGTTGCGTACAAATTGATAATTTTGTTTTCAATTTTTTCCATGTTATCTGGCGTATATTCGACGTCTTCCGCGATCATTATCTTAAGAGCAGTAGCTTCCAGATCATTCATGAACTGTGCCTTTTTAACATTATTGATTTTTAGAACATTCTTAACACTGGAATCAACGGCCTCTCCAATGAATCGTTCCACAAAATCTGGATCAGTCAGCTTCTGCACGAGGTCTTCGTTGAAATTCCCAGTAGCCAGCATTCTCAAAGCAGCCGTCATGTAATGACCAAACAGCTCTTCACCCGATACTGGAAGATCCTCCGAAAAAACATCTCCGTACCGCTTTTGCCATTCCGCCAACAAATCAGGTCTATCATTCAAAGCCATCTCTGCCTGCCGTTGTGGATCCAACGACAGACGATTCCGAGGATCTTGCATAACCCATTGAGTAACAAGCGTAGCAGCCGTTTCCCACTTTTCTGGGATTTTAGCTGTGCTGTCATCGTCTAGCTTGGGAGCAATATATTCCATGACCTCCGGGAATCGCTCATGATTAACATTATCGATACCTTCTCTGGCGGCAAACAACGAAGCGTCTAGGACCGTATTAACGTCGGCGTGGTGCATCAACTTCAACAGAAAACTGTTCATATCTGGCGACGCAGCCATGTCAGCAAATACCTCGTCATCCCAACTAAAGCCGCCGGCATCAGCCCAAAGACGCAATGCCCTCTCCCTGCCTGCCGGGGTTTGAGCATTATTAAATGCGGCGTGTATTGCTTTCATCTGATGCTCGTACGTCCGACCTCTTCTGTCAATCGCAACACGCGACGCCGCACTTATTGCAATGGGCCGGCCGGTCAGCGCATAGCCCAGCATCGTCTCGTCGATGGTTTGCTTGCCCCCTTCGTCCAAGAACGACTCGGGATTGGCCTGAAAGACCTGGTTAAGAGCCGCGCGCTTAGACGCAATGTCATCGGACAGCTGCTCAACTTCCTTTTCCTTGGTTCGCTGCTCCAGCGCGACCTTCTGCTCGGCCTGGTCCAGGAACCCCGACAGCAGGCCGCCCCCGGCTTCTGGCCGACCAGCCGCTGCCGCTCCGATGGCCGCCAGCGCCGCCACCAGTCCGCCAGTGGAATCGACCTGTTCTTTCATACCAGGGTCTTTTGACTTGGCCTGCTGCAAATTCTGCACATCTGCCAGTAAAGACTGGGCAAGCTGTTCCGGGTCGGTCGTCTTGCCGAGTTTGATCCCCAACTTATCCTCGGCCGTATCGCCCTGCACAGCCCTATCAAGTCTACTAGCCATTAGTCGCCACCTCCCCACTTAGCTGCCGCGAAGCGACCCAAGGGATTCGTCACCGAACTCCAGTCAAACGGCCTAGTCTCCGTGACATCCCGGTTGCCCAATCGCGCCTGAAGATCGTAGTTCATGATGTTGCGCGAACCGCCCAAGATGCGTTGCAGAATTGCCTGGTTGGCGCTGATCTGCGTCTCCGCGCGCTGCATGGGAAGCTGCGTCAACATCTCGGCACTCTGGGCTTGCTGCTGCAAGCCGATCTGCCCCAGCTGCTGCTGGTACTGGCGGCCCTGCAAAGCGCTCTGCACAGCGCCGATGGTGCTTTGATCCATGCCGCGCCCCACAAGGGTATCCTCGACTTCGCGTGAAGTGGTTTCGTAGTCCTGTAAAGCCTGCTGGCGCGCCATCTCGGCTGACGCCTGCGTGGCCTGGTCCACTAGATTCTGATCCGCCTCGCTCGGCTGGATGTTTCCGGCGGCCAAGCTCGACAAATCGCCAAGCTGTCCCTGAGACTGCTGAGCCAGCTGTGTCAACAACTGCATAAGTTGCTGGGCCTGCGGGCTCTGCTGGCCGATTTCAGTCTCTCTAGTAACCGTCTGATCGCCCATGGTTGCTCCTTATTTAGTGTTATCCAACCTTCCAACACCTGAGACTGGACCCTGCGTAGACGCGACTGTAGCCGCTTGTTCCCCCACGCCTGAAGTAGATGCTGAACGTGTCGCCAGTAGAGGTGGAAGTGATGTTGCCCTTAATGATCGCCATCTTGTTCTGCCCCGAACCCATCTGGATGAATGTGGTATTGAACTTATTGTACCAGATGTGATTGTTGGTTCCCGCCTTCGACATCTCCGTCCAATTCACGTACGTGATATTAGAACCGGCGGACAACCCAATGATGGTGTTTTCTCCAGCAGACGAATAGATCCGAAAGACCGCCTCGAACATCCAATAACCATCGTCAAGAGTCAACGGACCCAAGATGGTGACGTTGCTGCCACTGCTATCCGTGTTTGCGGTAACAACGTCCGAATCCGAACTCGGCACCGCATACCCGTTTACCAACACATCACCGGAAGAGCTAATGTCTCCGGCAACAGTCAAGTCGTCACTGAACTCGAACCGATCATTGGCATCATCCCACTCAAGATATTCCCCACTTATCGACCCGCCGTCATAAAAATACAACCTGCCGGTGCCCTCTGGGCCATTGTAGTTAATGTAGATGTCATCGTCGCACAGCAGGTTGTTGTACACTCGAACATTCTGATTATTATACGCTGCGAGCGCCACATTGCCGCCCGGATAAAGATAGAGGGTGTTGCCAGTAAGACTGACATCGCCATACCCACCAGAATCCACCATCTGAATTTTACAGGTACTGTCCGAACTTTCCAAAGCCAACGCCAGATTAACCGAGCCAGCGTCGATACGTAGTCTGTTGTTGAATGCGAACTCAGAAAGAGAAGCATCCCACTGAAGATAGTTATTGTTCTGAGTGAAATACACAAACGCATTGGTTGTAGCATCCCGATTAACCCGAAGGTTTCCGTTTGCTCCAAAATCCCCAGTACTGATCCAATCCCCAGTGACAACAAATCGGCTGGCGCTGTCGTCCCAATAAATCCTCTGTCCTGTAGAAGATCCGCCATCATAGAAGTAGATGTTGCTGTCAGCGTCTCCCCCATCGTAGTTGACGTAGACATCGCCATCGGAACGAACAATGCCCGCATCCAAGGTGAGGTTCACGTCCAGACTATTCAACGAAGCATCGTCGCCTGTCTGAATGAGGTTCGTGGGGAAGTTCGTGATGTCGCCCGTCGTGTGAGTGTGGCCGACCATCGAAGTCTCTGACCACGCCGACCAAGTGCCGCTATCTCGCCGGCGCAAGTGGACCCGCTGAGTGCCAGCACCGCCGAAGACCATCTGGATTGCCTGACTCGCATCCTCCGTGACGATCAATACTTTATAAGGCTCGCTTCCAGGAGCGTTGGACGGAACACTACTAGTCCAGTTGTAAATGCCTGGAGTCGTCAACGTGTTCAAATCATCCGCACTATTGAGGTTCGTATTGGTGATGTCGTCAAAGCCGTGCGTATGAGTGCTGGGACTGAAAGTGCTGGGCTTGTTCGGTAAAGTGCCCCACGTCATGCTATTGGTCAGCGTCACGTTGCCTGTGCTGGTGCTGGCCGACAACGGACCGGACGTGCTGATCGTGTTGACCAGATCCGTGGGGAAATCGCTGATGTCACCGGTCGTGTGCGTGTGCCCGGACGAAGCCACGCTGGTGCTGTCAACCGAAATGGTCGTGCCGTTAATGTCGATATAGGTGCCGGCCGTCAAGGTCACCGCGACATTGGTGACGGAGATCACTACGTTGCCGGTGCTAGTGTTCACGTTGACATTCGTCCCGCCCGACACGCTGTTCACCAGACTCGGCACGCCAGTCAGATCGGTCCAAGCCCAAGTGGTGGGAAAGTTTGTTACGTCAGCCACCGTATGCGTGTGGGATTCAGGGGTGAACTCCGTTGGCTTGTCGGGCAGCGTACCCCAAGTCATCGAGTTCGTGATCGTTACATCGCCGGTATTGTTACTCAAACTGATGCCCGAACCACCTGTCACGCTGTTGACGAGATTCGGCACGCCGGACAAGTCCGTCCAGGCCCACGTGGTGGGAAAGTCGGTGATGTCCGTGACGACGTGCGTGTGGTCCTCTGGCGTGAACTCCGTGGGCTTGTTGGGCAACGTGCCCCAGGTCATGGCGTTCGTGATTGTCACGTTGCCGGTGGTGGCACTCACGCCAATGCCAGTACCCGCCGACACACTATTCACCAGCGAGGGCACTCCGGTTAAATCTGTCCATGCCCACGTGGTGGGGAAGTTCGTCACGTCCGCCACTGTATGTGTATGACTTTCGGGCGTAAACTCGGATGGCTTGTCCGAAAGTTCACTCCAGGTTAAATTGCAGATAATGGCCACAGACCCGGTGTTGCCGCTCAGACTTATGCCAGTACCGGCCGTCACGTCGTTGACGATATCTGGCACGCCTGTCAAGTCCGTCCACGCCCAGGTGGCGGGGAAGTCGGTCACTTCTGCCACCGTGTGCGTGTGCGTGCTGGGCGGGAATGTGGAGGGCTTGGCCGTCACCTCGGACCAAGGATGCGTATGCGCTTCCGGGGTGAATTCCGTCGGCACATCTGCCAAATCCTCGTAGCTGACGGACGCAATGCCGCCGCTGGTGACGGCCGCCCACTGCACGTCGCCGTCGATATACGCCAGTACGTGGCCGCTGCTGGCACCCGACGTCGGGATATCATTCAACCAACGCCAGTCCACAATGTGGTGGCCCTGGAGGTTTATATCGTCGGTTGCAAAGACTCTAGCCATTACACTTCCTCAGCGGTCGTGATTTTCACGGACAAGTTGCCAGAAGTATATGTGGCCGCCGACGCGGAGAATCCCACAGCAATATCTGAAGAGAAAGACAGCCCGCTGAGGGAACCCGATCTTGCCGAAGCTCCACTATCATCAGCAACAACGAATCCATGATATTCGATGGTGGTGGTGTCCGTAACAATGCCCTCCAGATGTGCGAAACTATCATAATCTGAAGAAGCTACCGTAGTAGTGTCAACAGCCGGTCCGCTCAATACGTTAGTAGAATCAACGCTAAGATCAGCACTATCAACTGTGTCTGTGCCGCCATCCATTGACAGAGTTGCTTGAATCACAATACGCGAGCCGACTTCCAGACTATTAGCTGGGATATTTAAAGAACTGGTATTAGTCGAATAGTAACCGGTGGCCGGAATTGCGCCGGCATTACTGAATAATGTGATGTCGGCCGGATAAGTAATGCCGGTGTTGCAACTCAACACGTTATTGTTGGATACCACTACATCAGTGCCAACGTTAACGGCCCGCACGCCTACGTTGCTGGCATTGTAAAAGTTATTTCCGTTAACCATCATATACGCCGACGAAGTGCAGTCGCAGCCGTGCTGGTCGGCGCTAGGCATGTTATTATTAGAAATCAACGCATATCTGGCGTACACGGAAATGCCGCTGTTAGCAGGATCAGTAACGTTATTGCCGGATATATTCACATTCTGCATCTGCCCGGCAGTACTGCCGCAAACAATTGTGTCTCCGGCATCACCTCGATGATCAATCTGGTTATTGCAGATACTGACGCCATCGCGCTGTAGGTTATAAGATCCGCTGCCAATGATCTTTATAACTTCATCATCGATATCGAAGAAATAGTTGCCTACGATAGAGATATTGCGCAAAGTCGTAGATCCACCGGCCGCCACCAGATTAATAGCGCAATCTGGATTATCTTCAAACACGCAACCGGTCACTGACAATCCATCAATAGAGTCGCCGTAAATGAAATCAGTACCGCCATCATGGAACTGGCATCCGTTGATCACCACCTGATCCGGGGTGGTGTCCAGTTCAATGCTGTAGCTGCCGCAATCGTCGAAGATCACATTACTGATGATAGGCTGGGCCGCGTTAACCAGACGCAACCCCACAGCCGTGGCCGATGCCGAGTTGCCGTCGATCTTCAAATTCGCCAGAAAAAGCTTACCCATGCTGGGCGTCTGCATGATGTACGTCGCGCCGGCGTTAGCTTTGATGACGGAGGAGGGTCCAGCACCAATGATGGCAGCCGTGGCGGGCAGAGTCGCGCCATCTGTCGGTACAGTCGTGTCGGGAGGGATAAACACGGCCCCGCTGGACCCAGCCTCCGCGCATGCGGCTTCAAGCGTGGCATACGACGCGGCATTAACAACCTTCATGATCTTGGACCCGCCGAGGATGGCGTACGCATCCGATCCGGTGCCCATATTCAGGTTGTTGTCGGCCAGCAACGGCCACGTGATGTCAGTGCTGCCGAAGCCGGCGTTGAACTTGTCCTCCAGCGTCGACACCCAGGCATTTAGCTTTTCGGCCGTCAGCCGCTCTTTCGTGCTGAAGGTGGGGAATTCAATAGCCATTAGCCAATCTCCTCATCTGAATCCACCAAGAACTCTACTTCGTACCCATGCAGCACGAAATCTTCGTTGTCCTCATCGTCGGCCGTGCTGACGGAGAACTTGAAATAATGCCCGCGCATATCAAGCTTCACCGGGATAATGGACACCAACTGACGCGATCCCAGTCTGTCGACATCCAAACGAAAGTCGTCAGAAAGCACCGGCGAGTCATACTGGTTCTGCGTCTCGGTGATGGTTTCAGACGTTTCGTTATCAACATACCATTCAATATTAAGATCCCATGCGCCCATCGGCGCGATGTGCAAGTGCAATCTCCGCCACCGCTTGGGATGCGAATTCAATTGCTGGCCCAACGACCGCCCCGACATAAGAGCCGACTCGACCGTGGCCGTGTAGGGATTGCCGTAGTCACTCTTCAAATAAGCACTAGTAGTGCCCACCTTCCCGGTCGTGCCGTGCATCACCACATAAGTCGTGGGAGAGTCGATCACGACCGTGCGCACGAACGTGCTGTCGCAAGTCCACGGCCCGTACCAAGAACCATTTAAGACCGAGAAGACATATACCGTATCGACCCCACTACGCCCAACTGGTCGGAAGCAGAAATACACCAAGCTTTCGGTGGGGCTCCAGGTCAGGCTGGCCTCGCTTAGCCGATTCAAATCGACACGAATAGGCGAATTCGGAAACGACGACCACATATCTGCGATGGTGGCGCTGGGCTGCTTGGTCTGGATGTCCCCGAACTCCATGACGGTCTGCAAGGTCGTGACACCTCGCTGGCCCACGATCCACAGGTCATTGCCAACACGCGCCAGACAACGCGGTCCGGCGGCTCCGTCGCTGCTGCTGACGTACTCCAGTGTGAACGACAGCGGACTGGAGCCGTTGATGCGGCCAATGCCAGTAAACGTCGTGAAGATGCACGTGCCGTAGAAGTCGCCGTACACAGCCGTCACAATACTGCCATCCTGGCCCGGCACCGCAATAAACCCGGCGTCTAGCACCTCGTCCACCGTCTCTTCGCCCGTGACGTCATCTTCCGGCGAGAACCACACCTCTTCCTGATTCAGGGCCGTGAAGTAAATGCGGCGCGGGTGGCGCGGATTACCGGCGGCAAACAAGCGGCGCTTGTACTCGCCGCCAAACCGCACCGGCGGCGCATCCTCCAGCAACGTCGGTGCCTCGGTGGTGTCCCAAGCATAGACCTTGCCGCTGTCGAATACGATGATCTTGTCGCTGAATTTCGTCAGGTAAATGGACTCCTGATCCAGATCCAGTACCGGGGTCCACACGTTCCGCAGGTCATAATCCACGTACAGACGAGAATCTGTAGCCAAAATGAGACGCCTGCGCCGCGTCAAGTCCTCCGCGAACAATTCGTAATCGATTCCATCACGGGCGGTGCTTTCCGTGAATGGCTCGTCGCCAGTACCCATGAGGACGTCGGAGAAGTACAGCGTAGCCGGGTCATCATAATCAGCTGAGAACGTGAATTCAATATGAGTGCTGGAGTCGTCGGCGGTGACGGCGCTTGGGGCGCTGTCGGTGCAAACCAACTCATCGTTCACGTACACGGCCAGATTTGAGCCGTCGTAGACGATCTCTATGCTGGACGGCCCCACGTCCGGGAAGTTCACAGCGTGGCACACAAGCCAATCTGAGCCGTCGTAGAGGTACACCCCGTCATCGTAGATCCGCACAGCGTACATATCGTCCGTGGTCTGCGCGCGAGCCCCGACTTGGTACCACTGGCCAGACTGCCAGTCCGTGACGCGATGCACCCACCGAACGCCCCACGTCGACGTACTCCAGCCGCTGGGTTCCGTGAGAGCCTTGCCGTACGTAGCTGTCTCGGCGGCCCCGCTGTTCGCATCCACCGACACCCGCCACAAGCCATTCTGGTTGTTGGCCGTCACGTAATCGCTGGGCTTGTATTCCGTGAGGATTTCGTTATCAAAAAATAGCGGACTAAAGATCATCTCCCCGGACGCTACCTTGAGAGTCTGGCCCCATTTCCGCAGACCCGGGCGCTTCATGAGGCCGCCGTCCAAGCCGACGCTGATGTTTTTGGCCTGCCACAGCTGCGTTTCCTGGATCACGCCCTGTTTGCCGGCCGTGGCTAAACCGGACCGAACAGGGTTAACTTCAATAACCTGTCTGGTAGTAGCCATCTAGTCAAACCCCACACGGTCGGAACGGTTGAACAGGCTGCCCCAATTGATGCGCGCGCCACGACCCCACTGGTTCCGGCGCTTAAACTTCTGCGTCATACTGGGCGTGATCTGCGTAATGTCCTCGGCAGTGCTGGGCGATCCGCTGGCCTTGTTCAACGCGTCCATGTAGTCGCGCAGGACCAGCTGCATTTTCTGGTCGTCCGTGTAGTCGCGCGTCGCCAGATAAATCATGCCCTGAATCACCGCGTCCAGCTTCGCCGCCGGCATCAACACCCGGTCGTTGTCCGAGTTGATCTCCGGGTGGTCGCAGTAGTAAGAATAGCTCAGAATCTGCTCCGAGGACGGGAACGGGTCGATGTGCAGAATCTGCTGATAGTTGTTATCGGTGTAGCCGTAGATCGTAAAGCACTCCGGCGCGTCCACGTGCATGTAGCCGCCGCGCTTCACGCGCCGCTTCTTAAACTCATCCGGACCCACCGGCACAACTCCGTACGGCTCGAAAAACGTTTCCCAACCCTTAGCCGGGCGGTCGAAGTCGACAGGCAGCGCGTACTGGTCCTGAGCGATGGTGTACGAAACTTCCTCGTCGCTCAGGGTATCACCGACCCACTTCTTATTCAACGTCACCGATGTCGGCGATTCCACAGAAGCAATGCGATAAATCGTGGCGTCGCTGCCGATCTGCACCGCCCGGCCCTTCATCTCCTCGGAAAATGCTAGATCACCGGATGCCGAAGCCCCCAACTCCAGGGTGGCTTCGCCGTTGGTGATGCTGAAATAATCCTCGCTGTCCAAAGCCGCCGTCGTCACCAGCTGATCTTCTTTGCGTAGCAAAGGCCAATCATCCAGACGCTGAATAGATTTCATTACCCGGTTAAGCAAGCGCAGCAGCTTTCTAGAATCAGGCCGCAAATCGCCGTCCAAGGAACTGGTTTGTCGCCAGCCCAGACGATCTTCGACCTCGTTGATCAACTCCAATCCGGTGATCATATTAAGCCTCCGGGACGCAGACGAATTCCCAATCCATGGTAGCGCCCGCACTGACGCCGAGGGTGCTGGACACCGTAACCTTAAAGCCGTGGACGGGTGCAATGTTTGCGAACTGCTGGGTGTCGATGGGTCCACTCGCGCCGCCCAGCACATTGAAGACCGCACCGTCCGAACCAGTAGCCGTGGCCGACAACGTGATGGCCGACGTTGCAGTCGTGTTGCCGGTCTGCGCGAGAAAGTACGCCGGACCTTCAATGTTCTGGTCATGATCAATATACGGGACGACTTTGATCGTGAGATCCTGGTCGTACTCATTAGCCCAAAACACGCCGGCCACTTGCCAAGAATTATATGGCAAGTTCACGTCTACGCTGTCGCTGACAACGCCATTGATCGAAGTGCCGCCGCCGCCGTCCGGACCACGCTTGTGCAACTCAACGGGATCAACGCCCTGCGCTCGATTTCGATGACTGTAAGGATAAGTCATTTGCAACTCCTAGTCTACGGCGAGTACGACAACTCGCGCGGTTGTGTCAGTGCTGCTGTTCTGGACGTAAAGAGAAGTAACAGCAGTATTCAAAATGCCCAGTACTCCATCCACCTGGACGAAATTACTGGCGCTGTTCACGGACACCCCAATTTGAGTGTCGCTTTCGACGATCAAGTGCTGCGCGTCGGCAACTCCGCCCAAGTTGATTTCTTGGGTGGTGTTCGTAGCCAAGTTGAAGTATCTGTGGGTGGATTCCTCCCACAACTCGCCCTCGATGTAGCGGCGCAAATCCTGCTTGGTGCGGCGATTCCGCTTTCCGTGGTAGCGCACGTTAGCATCAAGCCGCAAGATAGGCCGGAAGAACGGGGCCGTGTCGATGAAGTCGCCGGCCCGGGCAGCCGGAGCAGCCTCGTTAACCGTGAGATAAACCAGTCCAGTCCCGGAGTTCGTGATGCCGTCCGTCACGAAATACTCGATCAGATCCGAGCCGACAAAGAACGTGTCGGGGGTGTATTCAAAAGCGCCGGTCGTCGAATTATACGTCAAGGTGCCATTGCTGGGGCCGGTGACGTTGGTGACGCTGAGGGTCTGCTCGCTGTTGGGATCCGACGCCACGCTCAGCAAACCATTGGCCGCGCCCACTGTCAGCACGCCATTCTCGCCGACCGAGAACATCAGATAATCAGACAAGGACGGAGGCGTGTTTTCGACCGAGAAAAAAGCCTTGGGATTCTGCCCCGGTATGCTCACAATTTCGGTCGTGCAAGTCGACGCATCGCATACTTTGAACGAAAAAGAATCGCTGCCAGCGTACGTACTGTTGGCTGTATATTCAAACGATCCGTCTGTTGTATTCAAAGTCAATGAGCCATGCGTGACATCATCGATAACGTCATAGGTCAGTGTGGCGCTATCTGCGTCCGAGCAAACCGTGGCCAGTCCGTCGCCGGCCGTCACCGTCACCGTTTCGCCGGGGCCAAGGGTTTCAGGCAGCAGCGCACTATTCCAGTCACTAGAAATTACTGGCGGCTCATTAATGACCTCGGAGACTGCCCCAACCGGACCGCCATCAATGGCAGAAGTTCGGTAGACCGTTGGCCGCGCATCGAACGGCAAGTCGTGATCATACGCATCTGGCGTCCAGGTCCACGCGGCCGTACTATTGAAGACATCACTCAGAAATCCCGAAGCCGTAGAGTAAAACTGATCGGGATCTTCATCGTCAGCACTCCAAGAAACACCGTCACGGTAATTATGGTTCATCTGGTACGAAGCGTAGCCGTTGGTACTCCATGTTCCAGTTTTCGCAGCCAAGTTGGGTCCAAGAATGAATGCATTGTTGGAAAACGTCACCGCACTTGTTTGAGACGCCGAACTGCCTCCGCGCATGATAGAACCGCTAAGACCATCACTGCTGACACTCGTGCCGCAGTCCACCAGTAAAAGATTGTCGTAAATACTCAGGCCAGAAGTGTCATCACCAGAAGAATGAACCATTACGGACTGCAAGTCTTCGGCATCCACCGAACGCACAACAAACGTATTCTTATAGTATCGACGGCCTAGACTGGGAGAATCCGCAAAGTTGTTGTTAAGCATAACAACTAACGACTCTTGCGCCCCACTGGAATCAGGATAGAAAACAAACACACAGTGATGCAGAACATATTCGACATCGTCGTTATAAGAGCCAATAGTCACTGGACGCACAAGACCGTTGAACACGCATCGCGCAATTTCAACCGTTGTGGGAGAACTGGCGGAAAAACCACTACCAGACTGAATGATGCCGAATGCGCCGATGTTGTCACCAGTGTTGGTATTGACATCAAACCCTTTAACGAACTCGCAGTCGTATATACGTACATTACCGGTCGCACCGACTAGCTCAATAGCCTGTTCGCCAAGTTGGGTTCCAATGAAGTCAGAATAGTCGAACTTCAAGCCTTCGATGTGAATATAGTTCGCTGATGCTCCGGACAAGATTCGCAAGCCGTACACATCAGAAGAATTCGCCGGCTTGAACGTAGTCAACGCTTTGTTACCACTACTGTCCGTTCCGCGAATCACAAGGCCGGGGTCAGACCAGCTGGTACCTTCGAAAGTGCTGTCGAGAATACCAACATTCCAATAGCCATTAAAATCAGTGAAAGCATGATCTCCGTCGTTCACGACGTTGATCGTATCACCTTGTGACGCTGCCCCGATGGCTGTCCACAAGTCCGCCTTGGCCAGCGCGTACGTCAATCCGCTGTTCGCATTGTTCCCGCTGGTACTGACCCACAACGTCGCCATATTACTTCCTTTCCAGCGTCGCGATCATGTGATGCTTGTCCGCACTGTCGACGCGCATATCCCAATTATTGGCGTCAAAACCGGCGTCCAGCAACATGCCACCAAGATAAGACTCGTTGAACTTTGCTGTATGCTCCGGCACCTCGTCCGGCCCCATGCAGTTATCCGGCGTAGTCAGGATAATCTTGCTGGCTTCACTTTGGCGCATTTTGCTCAGCAGCCGCACGCCATCATCGCGGTCCAGATGCTCCAGGGTTTCCGACATAACCAAGCACGTGTGGCGATGCGTGCCAAGCTGGTGCGCTTCGATGTCACGCACATCCTTAACGTGCGCATTCAAGAAACGTGCCTTGCACATTTCGACCGCCACTGGGGACAAGTCGAAGCCGAGCCAAGCCACCCCCGTCTCAGCAGTCAGCTTGCTTCCGAGGATTCCAACCCCACATCCGAGTTCGATCACCTCAGTGTGGTGCTCTGGGGCGATGTCCTTCTTCTTGAATTCCATCACCTCGTCAGTGATCTTCTGGAACATCTCAGGATACTTACGCCACGTGTCCGCGCCTTCGTTGCTATACACCTGATCCCAGTAGCTGGCCGTGTTGATGTTGCGACTTTTCACCTTCTGGAAACCCGGCGCGTCCTGCGGAACCTCGAACAACTTACCCGTCTTGATGTCATAATGCCCGCACAGCACCCGACCGTCGACATAGACCGGCCAGCCGTGCTTATTCAACTCGCGGCAGAACCGGATGTCGTGGCCCCACATGACCGACTGCTCGCCCTTCTTATTGCCGACATCCTTGGAGTCGGCCCAAATGGGCACGTCAGGATTGGCCGCCATCCAGTCCTTGATCGCCTGCACGCGCACCAGCAGACAGCCCGCGCCGGCCCCAAAGATCAACTCCGGCTCGGCGTCCGGTCCCATTTCGAAGTCCCACGCGCAACCCTGGCCATGCTCCTTGTAGATGAGCGGCTCGTTGGGATTCTCGCGCGTCGTATACACACCGCTAACCGCGCCGGCGTGGGGGTTCCGCTCCATGAAGTTGTACAGCGTGTACAGCCCCAGCGGCGGAATCAGCGTATCGTCATCCACGTAAAAGATGTACTCTGCGCCCTGCCGAATAGCCTCCTGCGTCATGATCTGGCGCGCCACCGGGGAGCGCACACCCGTCTTGATGCCGTAGGACATACTAACGTTCAGCGGCGGCACCCAATTCATGTGGTTCAGCATGAAGTGGACCGGCACGAGGAACGGCGAAGTGTGGCCGGCGTTGACCTCGTAAGTCTTCTCACAACCCGGGCACGGCAACACATTGTTAACCGGCTTCGCGCCAATAGGAATCGCCACGTAAATCTTTGGCTTCTGCGCCAGCTTCACGGAGGTGCGGCGCGCAATCTGGATGTCGGGGTGGCCGTCAAGGACGGCATCATCAGTGTTAACAGTCTGAGACATCGTATCCCTCCCAGGAAACATGCATAGGGGGCGGAGATGTCCCCGCCCCCTAACCTTAACTACCGCTCGTCGATACTGTCCGGCGCAGCGGCGACGTGACCCACAAGAGTCAGCACGCCGTTGGCGATGGCATCGCTAGCCGTAGCAGAAAAAACAACCGAAATAATACCACCAGCGTCGATGGTACCGTCCACAATAGTCAACGCACCGAGATTCGCGGTGCAGGTCACCGCCGCCACAACCTGAGTTCCGGCGGCCGTATCGCCCACCGTAAGCTCTGGCGTGGCGGTGATGCCGTCCGCTCGGAACGTGCCATCAGTCAACTCGATCGACATGCCGGCGGGCAGGTCCACGGTGTACGTGTACGTGCCAGAACCGGCCGCCAGGTCAACCGGGATAATGATCGGAACAATCGCCCCGTCAACCGGACCAGCCTGGCCGCTCTCTCGGTCATAAAACGAAGTCAGCTTGCCCATAACAGCCTCCTTAAGCTCCCTGGCCTCCGATCCAACCGCGCCAGTCAGCGGCACCAACGGACAGCCGGTAAGTCATCTTGGACTTCCAGTTGCCGGTGTCGAAATCCAGCGTGTGGTCGGTGACAGGCTCCATGCGCCAGTACACAAGCACGCGAGTCTCCTCCGGCGGACCGTGGAGGAACCAGTCGTCGTCGCCCGTCAGGTACTTCGACTGAAGAATCTCCATAGGATGCTGGTTGAGAGAGTTCACCGCGTTGTTGGCAGTGTTGTGGCGCAACTCGCTCCGCAGGATCTCGTAGGCGAGCCACTTCAGATCCACGGGGATGAGCAAGTTATGGGCCGACATCTCGATGGGCAGAGAACGGTCGTCGACCATCTTGTCCATCAGGTTGACAGCAGACTCCAGGTTGGCCTGCGACAGGTCACCGGAAATCAGATTGTCGTACGTGCCGCCGCCGACCAGCGGGTGATCGGTGTCGAACAGGTACATGCCGTCCGGCGTGGTAGTAGAGTCGAAGCCCCCGTTGATCACGTTCCAAATATAAGTCTCGATGGACACGCGCGCGGCGCGCGCCAGCGCGGGACCGGCATTCGTCAGGGCACCATCCAGATCGTCATCCATCGTCTCGAAGGAAATCTGGAAGCCCTTGGCAAACGTGACGTGGGAGAACCGCTTATCGTAGCCCTGGAGCAGGGTATCGTACTCGATACCGCTACCCTCGTTCTTCTGCGAGAAAGTCCCGAACCCGGTCAGGCCCGTGATCTCCTCGTAAGCACGACTGGACGTACGAACGTTAAAAGACATGGGATAAGTGAGCGAAGGAGCGTCGAACCGCTCAAACATAAGCTCATCCAGGAACGCCAGGCGGTCAACAAACTGGTCGGTATACCGCTGGCGCATCATCAGACTACCGGCACTAGCCATTGTACACCTCCATTACCCGGTGGCCGTGATGTTGACCACGGTCCGGTTGTTGACAAACAGCCCAACGTTATGAGCGAGCTTCACAACCCACTTCTCGTTAGCGGACGTGTAATCGTTGTTCGGATCCGAACTCAGACCCACCAGCTGCACGACGTCATGCTCGGCACGAACCGAAGTGACCTCGCTGGTGTCCAGCTCGATCTTGGACTGGCCGGTCAGCGTGTTGCCGTCGGTCAGCGAAACAAGATTACAGTATCGCCCGGTGGAGATGAGTACGAGAGTGGAGGTGCTGATCGCGTTACCGTCGGCCTGCACCTCATACAGCTGCTCGATGTCATCGTACACCGGGATCTCGGTATCACTGGCCTTGCAATAAGCTGCCGTGACACCGATGATGGAATTCTCAGTATCAGCCGTGGTGCCGTTGTAGGCACGCGGACCGACCTCGGACTGGTAGACGATCTGGCCCTCGTACAGGACACCGGTAACCGAACGGGTGTACCAGCCGACCTGCGGGACCGTGCCGTACTTGGACTTCAGTGGACGAAGCCCAAGCTGGGAGTCGACATTCGACATCTTGGCCTCCAATTAGTCGTTGCGGAGCAAAGGCGTCCGCGCCATGGGGGTTGGTTCCCCCGATTCCATTGGGTCGGCCCCGGATTTTCGCTCAACTGCCCCCTCCCCGTAGGTTGTGTATTTGGAACTCCGGCTGTTATCGGCCTGCTGCGTGGCGCGGAATCGCTGCTTCGCATTCTGCGTACGTTTGCGCTGGCGCGCATCCCAAATATCCTTGGGAATCTTACACAGAATAGAATCAGTTCCACGCCGCACGTAGTTATCGACCTGAGCCATACCTTCCATGCGCGTCGGCGGGTCTTGCAGATAATTCGACAGGTTCTGGCCAATCTCATCATCATGCTCAACAGGAACCCACCCACGCCAACCTCGGTGAGCGCGATAGTCGGGATTCTTCCAGGACAACACCCAACCTTCAGGATGATTGCGAATCGCGTGAGGATTCTGCTCGTCGAACGGATCATACACCAGATCCGGCTCGGGATCATAGACGCCATCCGATTCGCGAGTAGCTTGCATCTGATTGGACATCTCGTCAACTCGTTCGGTCAAGGAATTCAAGGAACCAAGCAACTCGGAACGCTCCTCACGAAGCGTCTCGATCTGGCTCTTCAGTTCCGAATTCTCCTGCTCGATCTCGTCCTTCTTACGGTACTCAGCCATTATAATCTCCTTACTTCAGCAACTTGTCGACATTCTGTCGGTACAAGGCAGTGTTTTCACGAATACGCTCCATAGCCTCATCGCTGATCTTACCCCCCTTGAACGCATCACCAAGACCCTTGGCGATCTCGTCCAGCCGGGACTGATCAACATTCGGCTGCTCACCGGGCGGCGGGGCGCTTCCGCCAGGGGCCGTGTGCCGCGCACCGGTGACCTTGGGCTGGTGAAAACTGCGCGGACTCAAGCCTAGCTCGATACCGGCCTCGTTGGCGGCATCCAGCACAGCCCGAGGATTTTCATCCGCTGCTTTGCCCATACGCTGTAGAATCTCGTTCGTCTTGCCGTAAAGCGTAGAAGATTTGTCCTTTAGATCCGGCCAGCGCGATACGGCCTGCTTGTTAGCGTCGGCCTCCTGCTGCTGGAAGGACTGCTGGCTCTGGTACTGCTGGACCTGAGACTGCACCTCCTCCTTAATCTCCCGCTCGCGCAGATACGCCTCAAACGTCTCGCGCTGCTCCTCCGGTACCTGAGGTCGGAGATTACGAAGATCGGCCACAGACAAGTCATCGAGACTGTTGGCAGACTTCGGCTTCTCGGGCTCGCCGCCCCCGCGCGCTTCGACCAGCCGCTCGATCTTCTGCTCCAGAGACGAAACGACTCCGGTGAAGTACTCGCGCTGCTGCTCCAGCTTGCGGTTTAGCTCGCCACGAACATTGTCGACAGTACGACCGCTTTTGTCCTGGTCGCCTTTGCCCTCACCGGTTTTGTCACCCGGACCGGAACCGGGATCGGGGCTAGCACCCAGTCCGCTGTCGTGATTGTCTTCGTGCCCGGTGGACGAATCCGGCTCTACGTCCTTTAGGTTATCCAGCCTATCAGGCATGATTCCTCCTCCGCTCCGAATAACGCATCGGTTCTGCGAGACTCGGAGAAGGGTTTGGGTTTAACAAATACTGGCTACGTGAATATATTAGTTTACTGCACGCCGCCCTCCAATGCATCCAAATCCGTACCTTCATTTAGCATGCGGCCTTCCGGGACGTTGTTGCCCTGCCCGGGGGCTTGCTGCATTTCCTGCTGCGCCATCTTGCTCTGCAACTGCTGTACGTGCTGGCGCTTGTGCATCGCATAGATCGAAGCCGCGTCAGTCGTCATGGCCTCGAAGCCGGCGGTGCGCTCGAACTTCTCCATCTCTTGCAGATGCTCGGCATCATTATCCGTCGGCAGCACATCCACCGGAATACCCATGGCTAGCGCCTGGTTCTCATCCTTCTGCGTCATCGGCGGATGGCTGTAGGCACCCATGCCCGGCATCTTCGGGATCAGACGATCGATGTCCACGCCCTCACTCCAGTGCCGCAGGAAGTCGCGCAACGCCTCCCGGCGCGCAAACGGATCCTGGGCCATGTCCGGGTGGGTCATGATCGTGTTGTACCGCACCTGAGCCAGGCCGCGCAGCACCTCACGGTTCGTGTTGACGGTGTTGCCGGTGAAACTGTACTCGAACCGGCCGCGAATGTCAGCCGGCCGCACGCGGCGCGGATGCTCCTGGCCGGTGACGTAGTACCATTTCTCATCTGGCGTCCACCGCTGATACAGGCCCATGAGCAGATGCATGAGTTCCGCCCAGCCTGTCTTCTGGAAACGCGTCACCATGACGTCGGTGCGCACATTACCTTCGCTCAGCAGCGCCAGCGTGCCCTTGGCGGTGCGCGGCGCGTTCCGCACCTGAGGCGATCCGGCCATCATCGGACTGATCGTCATGCGGTCCGCAAACAACAGTAGCGAATCCATGGCCGACAAGTTCGCCAGCGGTTCCTGCGCGAACCGTGGAAACACCACACCATTAGGATCCTGAATCGGAATACCCTGGCCCGGTTTGACCCCGGTCAGGATCTGTGGGTCCACAGCCGTAGCCGCCGGCACATAGAAGAAGAACGGATTGTTGATCAACTCCTGGGCGTTGTTGACGCTGTTCAGGACGTTGTTGACTTCCAGGTTGATGTCGTACAGCAGGTCCGCCATGCCATAAGCGTACCAACGATCCGAGATCGGCAGGTACTTGATCGTCACGAACGGGCGCTTACCACTGGGGGAAATCTCGTCCAGATACGCTACGCCGGCGATCTTGCACAAATCGTACGGGATGTGGTAGACAACATCCACTTCGGAACCGTCGCCGTGTACGTCGTCGCGGATGTGGATCTCGTAGATCAGCAGCTTGTTCGGATCGTACGTGCGATAGTTTTGCGGCAGCTTAATCCTGATGTCGGCGACATCGCGCGTGCCCTCTCCAGTGATATGATCTTTCTGCCGCTTCAGGAAGTCGTTCTCTTCGTTCTCCTCCATCCGCACCGCGTTGCGAGTCATCAAGTAGTCGAGGTCTTCCTCACTAAGATCCCACTCGCCCTTATCCACCAAGTCTTTAATTTCATCCGGCGTCAACCAGTACTGCTGCGTGACACGCGATGCACTCTGGATGTCGCGGGTACGGAACGGCACGATAATGTCCTCGAACTCCAGCAGATCCACTGCCGGGCCGTCCTGAATCAGCGAATCGCGGAAGACGCGCACCGTCACCTCGTCGACGAACTCGCTGTCTTCGATGTGCACCTTGGCTGTCAGCTGGCGGCGGTCCTCCAGAAAGTCCACCTCGTACTCGCCGCCGACCACGCCGCCCGATTCGTCCGGGCTCTCTTTCTCGTCGTAGTCCACGAGGGCGCGCGAAAGATTGTCGGGCTTGCCGAAAATCTCCACCAGAATGTCGAGCCAAGTTTTCGGGCGCGGCTGGCGCACCTGCTCGCCAGTGTGGTCAATCTCGTCGACGTCCCACATGCGTTTGATCTGCATCACGTCGACCGTCTTGCGCCACTTTTGCCGCCACACGGTCTTCAGCGTCGCTACGCCGTCGAGCAAGCAGTTACGGAACCAGTTTTCCGTTGTGTCGTACATATGCGGGATGTCGGATTCTAGTCCCCAATTCAAGTACAACTCGGCGTGGTTCGTTTCCTCTGGCATGAAGTCTTCGGCAACCCGGCGCACATGGACAATTGGTTCTGTGCCCCAAAAGGCGTTGATCAGCTTCGGCACCGTACCTTCGATCTTTTCGGTGATCACCGGCAGATGCAGATTGCTGGCCCCCTCCCACGGCTCGTCGATATAGTCATCGCGCTCACCGTAGAACAGCGCGCGCAGCATCGTCAACTTGTGCATGCGCGGCTGGCGGTCGCGGATGTCCTGGGCGATGGCCTCCAGTAACTTCTTGCCGCGTTCCTTCTTGAAGTTATCACTAAGTTTCAGCATTAGCCTGTCACCACCAATTCAACGGTTGCCGTGTTCGTGGTAGACTCATTCTGCACGTAAAGATGCGTGATCGTTCCGGTCAGCAACAGCGCCCCGTTTGCGCTCAGCGGCCACAAATAACTGGAGTTATTGACCGCCACGCTGATGGCGCGGTCAGCCTCCAAGAACAACGTGCCACCCTGCGTAACGGACGGGGTGGCCGTGACGCCGCTCAAGTCCACCTCGCTCGGCGAGGCCATATTCGTGGCCAGTACAATACGCTGGTGCGTGCTTTCGCTGAACGACTCGTCTTCAGCATAGAAACGTTGATCATACATCGTCCGTCCGTTACGGTCTAGGGATACGGATACCCCGAGAGTCTGTTTCAAGACGTCTGCCATTCATGATCTCCTGTCGCTGGCGCAGTCGCTCAACCTCTGGCAACCGCAACTTGCCAATATGAAATTCGTCCGAGGACTCGCGCTGCTGTTGCCGCATGAAGCCCTTGAGAATCTTGTAGCTCAACCCAGACTGGAAGTAATATCGCAGCAAGTCGATGAAATCGTCGTGAACCTTGCGCATTGCTTCTTTGTCGCCGTACAGATCGCGCTGGCGGTTGCTGCCGTATTCCTCGTAGCAGAAGTGTTCAAAGTTCTGCTTCATCTCCGTGCAGTCGTTAAAGACCACCAACTGCGGCTCGCTCCACTCGTAGTTTCCGATCTGTAGCGCGCGATGGATTGCATCGTACCCGGCCGCCGCGTTCTGTTTGCGCGCTTCGTCGAAGTACAGGCCGTTTTCGCCGAACCGGCGCTTGATGCTCAGCCCGGCAATTCGTTCCTGTTCGTTCGCGCTCCAGTCGATGATGCGATGCACCACCGGCTCCGCATCGTGCGACCAGATCCAACGTCCGTCCGGGTCTTGGTTCCAACCCTCGTAACGCTTGATGGCGTCCGACACGTCGTCCACGGTTTTTAGCTGGCGGTTGAACAATGTGCGGTAGACGTACACCTGATCATCTGGTGTGATGGCCAGCCACGCCACCGCGATGGGTTTCCGGGTGTGGGGGTCTGCCAGGCAAACTCGCGGCCATGTCTTCGGTACATCAAAGGGATCGATCCAAAACGGGGGCTTCGGCTCCCATTCTTTGTATACCCGGCCGGCGAGGTGTAAGAAGTTGCCGTGCAGTCGGGCCTCCAACTCGTCTTCTCGCAGGTCGCTGAGAAACTCTTCGATAGCTCCTCGCGTCAAGAACCCGCCGTTCTCCGTACAATTGTCCCACACGGAGAACTTGTAGGTTTTCGCGCCCGAATTCGGTTCGTTAGCACGCGCCATGATGACGTCGGCGATCCACGGCTGAGCAAGTGGCGTCATGGTCATCCACATCTCGCCGGAGTAGTCGATGAGGCCTCGCTTCAAGCCAACGTACTTTTTGTAGTCAATCGGCTCGTCCGCCCACACCCAGTGACCGTTAGGCCCCTCGAAAGCCATGTCGTCCTGGTCGTTGGACATGAAGTAAGTGATGCTGCCGTTGGCCCAATGCAGCACCTGCGGTACCTTTCGCGGCGACCGCACCACCTTCTTGATCATGTGCTTCGGTGCCCACTCTTCGTATTTCGGCCAGATCGTCTGGCGTACAGACTGCTCGAAATCCTGTGCGATTACTCGTCCGACATTGGGCACTGGAATGGGATTTCCATCTGTAAGTCGGACGATGTAGCTGGGGTCGTTGGGATCGAGCCATGGTCGGTATCCCAGTGAATGCGCGATGGCCTCACATACACCGGCCACAGTCTTCCCCGATCGATTGGATCCAAGGACCAGGCGTACTCCATATTTCCCCCCGTCTTTGTGGAAGTCTTGATCATCCGAACGCTTCAGCGGCCGGTAGGTAACGATCTTGTTGGTTTGATAGATCGTTTCAAGGGCTTCCAGTTCGTGTAGTAAGTCTACTGCTTCTTCATAAGATAGACTGGACACCGGCCCATCAACATCCTCTTCGTACATACTAGTCTCCGTCAAAGTCATCGATCACAGAAAACTCGGCCTCGATCGGCTCGGGTTCCGGGGTTTCGTTGACGGCCTGGCGGATAGCTTCGTCTTGCAGCTTATCCGTGAGCGATTCGGGCTGCTTGTCCTCGAACTGGACGTCCAGCAACCGCAGGCGTTTCACCTTGCTGGCGATCTGTGAGATGGCTTGATTGACGTCGGCCGGCAACGGCATGGCGTCCGCTTGCCCGGCCTCGATAGCCAGCTGCTCCTGGAGATCCTGCAACGTCTTCGTCTTATCCGCCAAGATGCCCACAGCAGTGACTTTCTGGAGAAGTGACGGCCCCCACATCTTGACGTTCGTAACGTTGCCATCCTCGTCTTTCTCCACAATACGGCCAGACTCAAGGTCTGCGGGGCCGATACTATCAAGAACATTTTCCGCTGCGCGGTGCGCGCGACCCGCCAGATCCTGAGTAGCCATCTGGCGGGCTTTTCGCACTT